CTCCATCCGGATGTAATTATTGTAGCCGATGAAGCGGCACTGTCAAAATGGGAAACGAACTAATCTTGACGTAAATAGCTTGCAATGATATAATGAGTTAAATTTTTTAAAGGAGGTGAGACGCTGTCTATGGTTAAAAAGGCGGTTGAATACAACAGGAATAAAAATTGAAATAGGTATTAATTGATTGATAGGGTGGTCATAATATGAATATATATAAATGAGTAGTTTAAATTACTAATATTATATAGGTGATAAGATTGTAATATATGGACCTGGTAATTGTCCCAGGTCCATATATTGAGATATTGAGATGCTTTATCAATTATGTCTTGTATGATCTCATGGCTTACGCAGCTTCTATATTAATTTTTGTAGAAAGGGTATTGCTAAATGACACAAAATTGTGTAATTAAGTAATACCCTATTTTTATAATTTGCTTGTATAAAACCTAATTTGCTAAATAGGTTGCACTAAATAGGAAACCAGCAACGCTATTAACCGATACTTTTGGAGTAAAATAAATTGTATTGCCTTGTATATAACAGTTTTCTACAACATATTGTGGTCCAAACGTTACTATACAATTACCGGTTGCGGGAGCTGGGAAGCCTGTTATTAAATAGGTATTACCCGGAGATATATTTGTGTTTGTTACTAAACCTATTTGAATTGTCACCAGTGAATCACCATTCAAATTTCCATGTCTAACATACCCACCTGACAGTGTACCCCAATTGCATATAAGATTAGAAGTGATGGGTCCTGTAACTTGAGTACCATTCTCATTAAAAAAAGCACCACCCACGCCAGATGATTCCGTCTTTTTTATTCCTATGGGTTGTGTGCCAATTTTCATTATAATAGAACCGTTGAAACTCTGTAATCCATAATCATTTCCTGTCGATCCAGAGTCCCAGTTGTAAGAAGTAATTCGACTATTAATAGCTTGTAACGCCGTAAGTCTATTTGCAAATTTGCAACAATTAATGCCACCTTGGGATTCTCCATAATATATGCCGAGCTTGTTTTTTGATTGAATAACGGATTGGCAGGAATTTATATGTGTACTAAAGCACCCCCATACTATTATTGCTTCTGCATCCTTATCTGTAAATGTAAAGCCATTAATAAATACATAGCTACTACAATATTTCACATCTAAAGATTTTATTTTACAGGTATTTGATAGTGTATCTATTGTATCACTATATAACTTTAGTATGCCTCCTCTAAAAGATACTAAATTGATATGTTCGTCATAGTTACCTGAGGCAACATATATTATAGCTTCATTTCCGCCAAGATCTTTAGGTACTATGTCAACAGCATGTTGTATTGTCTTATATGGTTTAGCTTGGCTCCCGTCGCCAAAAATGTCAGATCCAGTATTTGCAGATACATAAAGTGCGATATCGCTGGTTAAAGGTTTTATGTTTCTGAGAAATGTCAGCACTTTTCCAAAAAACCGCTTAACATTGTCACCTGTAGTTGGAATGGGGTACTTATCCTCTATATTATCCAGAGTTTTAATCACTGTTTCCGAAATATCCCCTCCAGTAGCCTCCACCCGTTCCCTTACATCCTGAATCGTAGCAACACCAGCAGAATTAACTGTAATACTAATCTCACCCGCATCCTCCACCACATTCTGTATATTATAAATATAAGATGTAGAAGCCACCCCATTATACCGTGGCATCTCATCCGGTGTTTCTGCCGTTACAATACAAAAAAGGACCTCTTCAGTCCCGTCCGTAGCATATAAACCAATATTATGAATGTAGTAGGTTGACGTAATCTCTTCATTACTAAGCAACACCCTGGTCTGTATCATTGTTTCTTTAATCACAGTTGTCTCCGGTTTACGAATAGTTTGCCGGATTTCCTGCATATCCGTCAGACTTTTAAAATCTGTGCTGACGGAATACACATAATCAGATGTTTTCGCCTCGGTAATATTCAGCTTTATTTCTCCAGCCAATGCCCGAGCGATTAATTTCTCTCCAGCAGTCGTCAAAACTGCTTTATTATATTGTCCCATAAAACCTCCTTAAATTGTGATAATCTTAGTTCCACTCACCGTTGCTCCCAGATTTAATGTGCCGGCCATATTCTTTGTATTCACCTGCCTGGCTGTAATCTGTATATGCGCAGGCAAAATATCCCATAGCAAATTATAAAGGAGATCAACAGCCCCATAACGATCAGAGGTAATTATAATATCAACTAAGTTATTTTTACCATCAACCTTAACCTCATAACCAGCCACACCATAAAGCTCAGTCAGACGGTCTTTTAAAAATCCAATCGTAAAGGGAACTACTGTATTATATCTTTGCATAATACGACTTCTTCTGAATTCCAGACTTTCTCCCTGATAAATAATACCAAACCTTTTTTCCAGAAGCAAAATTGTAGCTTCATCAGCAGTTTGTATATAGCAATTGTTTCTCACAGATCGAATACAGTCTTCAGCCTCTTCCAGTTCTGTCGCCTCTGTCTCCAACAGTTCATTAAATTCAACTATATTTTGGAACCATTCCGGAAGAAGTATTTTCAAATCAACTGCCATTTACCGTCACCTTCCCTAATACTGGCACCTGCTGTATGGAGGTATTTTCCAAGCATACCACGTCAGAAGCTGAGCCATTTATGAGCACTTCCGTTACATTTACTACCTCTGGAATATCAAGAATTGCATAAATTATTCTGGATATATACACAGTTACGGCATATTGTATTTTCTGGCTTTTTACCATGGTTCCCCATGACTGCCGAACTGAATTAAGATATCCTTCTATCTTCTTTTCTATCTGACTTTTATAACCTGAACCACCATCTGGGACATTATTAAGGAACTGGACAGAGAGAGAAATATCCAGGTTCAATTCAGTACCCGTACCAATCGTCACTGCTGCCCCAATGGGAGCAAACCCATAACCACTCGCCGCCGGCTCTGCTCCTCCCTCTTCCATCGGACAAATTGACTCTTGAACCGCATGTATCAGTTCCGTGCCAGCTGGACGCATATTACCGTCAAGAATGCTACATAGAACCGTACCGCCTCCCTTCCATGAGGGATAGACCTGTACTTCCCCTACTCCGTTAACGGCAAGAATCGCATTCCGGTAAGACGCTATATTACCTCCAAATGATGGTACATCAAATGTTGCCAAATACCGTTCCCGCAAAGAGCTGTCCTTTTCTTCTTCCGTTCCTGCCAATAAAAGTTCAGTAAGCGCTGCAGAAGTCAGTCCGGTGACATAATCAATTGCTGTCAACTGACCGGTATAATTATTGCCAATTTCTCCGGCTACTTCACATCTCATTTTATAAGTATAACCTGCAGCCGCCTGCTCAATGAACTCTGTAACCCGATAAGTCAGATATCCATCACCTGTAAGGGCAGAAAAACGAGAACCAACGGGAACTGTTCTGTTAAACACACCTTTTTTTAATGCATAAGTAGATGCTTTTCTCTCAATTCCCCGCTCCGCCACCAGTAAATCCAGAAAGCTACCTCCGGCAGTTTCGGCGTAAGCATTCTTTTGTATAGAGTCCAGATCAAGATACAAGCCCTCCAGATACCAGCTTTCCGGTCCAAGAGCGGTCTGAATTATGGATCCCTCTCTCTTATCTATGGTATCTGGTACACGCTTTAGCTGCTTGCTTAATATATTTCCATAAGTTTTATTACTAAAATCAATCAAATTTCCACCTCCTCTGAAAGAGTACCAAACGCGGTCTTTAGCTGAAATCCGCATTTTATTGTACCGGTATCAGTTGTCTCAAAGACAAAGTTATCTACTGATAAAAATCGTGAATCTACGGAAAATGCCTCTCTGATCCGCCGTTTTAACATACTTGTCACATATTCTGGCGGCTTGCCCACCAGTTTTTTTAACTCTCTGCCAAAATTTGAAGAATAGATCTGGTTTTCATACCGTTCCACACTCAATATAATATCAGCCGCCTGTTTCATGGCCTCCAGACCTTGTCCCATTTTTTTGATTGTCCCAGTTCCTTTGTCAACCAGATATGTATCCGTAGGATACTCTCTCTTCTCGCCTTCATATAAAAATGCACTTGATGAATCCGGCAATGTTGCCATGTTTTTTCTTCACCTACACTTTCGAAATTACTATGTAGCTCTGACCAGAGTTGGCTTTTAAGTACAAAACCTTATCTCCTGGCTTCAGACCTTTATTAATTACTACAGTTTCTCCCTGAACGGTAACAGCCTTGTATCGTACATTATCTGTCATCACGGCCACCGGTTCCGTAACATTTAACCTTGTCGCCTCTATGCAAAGTGTAAGAGGTGAGGCCGATATAACAGTCGCATAACCTGTATCAAGTAAATCCAGGGCTCTTGTTGTATCAATAATAATGGATTGCAGTCTTTCAATTAATTCCACCCAAATATACCTCCTTATCAACAATCCTGGCTTCCAGGTTCATTGTGTGTTCTCCGGCGGCAAAGGTGTGCTTTACTTTATCCAGAATTAATAAGTACCTGGTTTTCAGTTCTGGTACATCCTTAAGTTTAAAGTAAGCCATTGCACCTGCTTTTAAATCCGGTGCTCCGCCGACACCGTTTATGGTTATTGTTTTTAATACCCGATCATAATATGCCATCATAATATTTCCCTGCTCACTAATCTGGGCATCGTTTAGATTCTCATCCACTTTAACAAAATTCTGGAGTAAACCCCATTTTTTAATTGTTGTCTGATCTTTAAATATATAAGTATCTACCTGACCGGTATCCTTATTTGATTTTACCAATTTCACCTGATTATACGTATCTGTATCAATATCTGATTTATAGGTGTAATCGGTTATAACGCTTCCATCTCCAATCAGGATATCTGATTTCATATTCCGGGCTTCCTTAAGGCATAGCTTTCCGAAATCATCATAAAATACAAAGGTTTTACCAGTTTTATATTGAGTTAACGTAAGTCCGTATTCAATGATATCCAGACATGAAGTATTCTCCTTTGTCAGCTTGTCAAACGAGTGTCCGGTGTCTTCCAGCTCACCTGTATTAAGCTCCATATCTGTTGCAATCTGCTGAATAATTTCCCCAAGCGTTTTATTTATAAAGCTGTAGCTTGCATTGCATTTTAAATACCGCAGCTGATCATAGGCCGTAACTGATATCTCTCCCCAACGGTTTTGCTCAATAACAAAAACAAATCCCTGGAAAATTTCTTTTCCATCAACATAGAATTGAACTCTGGAACCTTCCGTAAGATTCAGGGATTGGTTTTTAAGTAAAGTAAATGTCAGCGTGCCGGCGCTTCCGTTTCTGTTGGTTGTATAAGTGACGCTTTCGGTCACAGGAGCATAATCAAATAAGGTGTTAGTTTCAGTATTTAATACCAGAAGTTTATAACTCATCCGGTCACCTGCAGCTGATCTGCCTTAATCCAGCCACGGCTTCCCCCGATCAGAATTGGATAAGGTCTGGAAGCATCTGGAATAATCCTTGAGACTACAGTAGATAAGTTATTAGCCGTACCAGTGGGCTTGTCCCCATAACTGCTGCTATAGTAGGTGCCATTTGCAATAACGGTGGCTCCTACCCTTAATTCCAAAGCAGGGGATTCGGCTCTTTGTGAATTCTGGGAAGTGGAAGAACTGTCTGTATTGTTATTATTTTGCAGGGGTATTTTTATAGGTGCGTAATTCCGGTATTCTTTGAACTTAATCTTGTAGTATACGTCTCCTGCTTCCCCGCCCTTTTCGGTTGTTTCAAAATCTGCTATTACTGCACTGATATTGGTATCATACATCCTGCTTCCGCCTGCATTATACCGGCTTATGACAAGATCACATATTTCCTGATTATCCATGGCATCCTTTATGGCTTCCACATAGTCCCCTGGCTCCATCCAGTCATGTCCGTATATCAGCGGATCATTACTGTTTCCCGGGAAATAGGAGTCCCAGGATACCTCCATTAAAGAAGGCAGCCTGGGAACTATAATTTCACCTATATCCAATATGTCGTAGGTTTTATGATCGGCCGGATATGAAATGGTATACTCTTTTGGATTGACAGGGAATTCTATGGTGTCCCCACCAATATCTGCAAAAAATTTATATCTGTTTCGCATAATTCCTCCTAGGTTACTAATACATTGCTGCTGACTGACTGCTGTACTCCAAGTATATTATTTAGCGCACCCGCTATGGAATCTATATCAGATCCGTCTCCGCCATGTACAGTTTGGTTAATGGTCGCATTGGTCTGTGGTACCGTCAGATTGACAAGGGCAACATACTGCCGCTCTGATAAATCTCTGAGAAGCTTAATATTTTCATCAGCAATGTTTACATCCTGATTGATTTTTTCTACGCTGCCCACTTTATCGACACCAGATACATTTCCTATGTTATCCGTCATAGATCCGTAGCCATCTTTATTTCCGTCCAAGGTTCCTGTATATTTACTTATGGTCTCAATAGGATCGAATTTCAAATTATCAATTTTATTACCTACTTTTTTAAAAAATTCTCCACTAGCCGCTGCTGTTTCCTTTACATCAATGTTATTCATTCTTTCTATTTTAATTTCATTTTCGCCTAAGTTTTCTTTTACCCAGGATTTAACCTCATCCCTGAATCCGGAAACTTTAGATGTATAATCACTATCAAGCATTGCATCTATGACACCTGCAGCTGTTTCTACAATACCAAGAATGCTATCAAATACATCAGCAAACATTCGGACTGTCGCGCCTAACGGTTCGTTCCAAACATTTGCAAAAAATTCAGCAAATGAAGCAATGACATTCCAAAGAGCAACAAAAATGTTATATCCAACAGCATAGATTGTTCCAAATATCTGCCCGACCCAACCACCTATTTCTTCCATTCCAACGCCTAATTTTTGGGCAGCAATAAAAGCGCTTGCCAGAACAGCTATAAATAACAGTAACGGCCAGTTAGCAACAATCCAGGCCCCTGCTGTAGCCAGTGCACCTCCAACAGTTGACAATGCTACCGCTATTGCAGCACTATTTATAATAGCAAGCATTACTCCAATAGCTGCAAGTACTGGCAGTATAAATCCCAGATTATCAACTATAAATCCAGCTCCAGTCGTCAGCATTCCAATTACTCCTTCTGCTACATCAGCCAGAATATCAATTGCGCCCACAATTCCCCCAAGGGCTTTCTGTGCACTATCACTGTTTAAAAATTCATTAATGTCCTCAGTAACTCCGCTTAGTGAATAAGTTGCCGCATTTTTTATTAATTCCCAAGCATTAGTCCATGTCATAGGTACAGTCTTAAACTCTTCGTTTATATTATCCGTCGCACCAAGCATGGCATTTTTTACTATGTCTGAGGTGATTTTTCCTTCCTCAGCCAGTTTCCTGACTTCTTTTACAGGTTTTCCCATATAATCGGCAATTGTCTGAATAATATTGGGAGCTGTGCTAGAAACTGCATTAAACTGCTCACTTGTAAGCACTCCGGCTCCCAGTGCCTTGCTTAGCTGTTCAGACGCAGAAGCAGCATCCTGCTGGCTGGCCCCTGCCGACTTTAGCTGCTTATTCATATTTTCTGCAAACGCAACAACCTCGTCGCTGCTGGAAAAGGCATCTCCTGCCCCCTTTGCTAAAGCAGTAACCGCATCTACAGTTCCAAGATAGCTCATTCTGGTTCGTTGGGCAGACTGATAAATGAGTTCCTGTATCCGGCTAGTTTCCTCCAGATCATTGCTGGCAGCTCCATCCCCCTCTGCTGAAGCGTTTTCAGAAGGGTGAAAGCTTTTGTTCATTCCATTTACACGGGTATCTGACTGAGACATCTTATCTGATAATCCAATCAGCCCTTTTCCAGCTGTTACTCCCAGCGATCCTATTTTTTTAATTGTGTCCTTTAATTTTTTACCAAACTCTACTGACTGTTTTAATCTTATATTGTATTCATCCTGCTCTTCCTCAGCCTTTGTAGTATTTGCAACCACCTTTTTTATGTTTTCATTGATTTCATTCATTCCTTGAATTGCCACAAATTGGGAATCATCTCCCATTTTTTCAATTGAGGCAGTAATGCGATCTAACTGCATTACTGTCTCACTGCTTGACTGCCTTATATTTCCGATTATTGCACCGGCCGCTCCGCCCATGGAACGGCGCATAGTCAATTCAGTTTTTACCGCAGCCTGACTAATTCGCCCCAATTGCTCCACCGAAGAATTCCCAAGGTCAATGAACCTGGAAAAAGATTCACTGAACTGGTCACTTACTACTAATTCTCCTGTTATCGTTCCCATCGTTCCTCCTCTACTTCTTTGGCCGGCTTTTAATTTCTTTTACCGCCATCTGGAACATTAATATCCTATCGTTTTCCGGAAGCCTGGCAACTTCCCCGGGGAAGCGGCCGTGGTTAACAAACATGTAGTAAGCCAACTGCACGTCCATATCTCCCCCGTTTAAGAGTTTTTTGCTTCTTCACTCTTCTCTCCCATGCTCTTCATGTCATTTAATTCCAGAATCGCATTGGATAAACGGTTATATTCTCCCACGCTCAGCATCTGGGAAGGAACCTCCAGGGGATCTTCTGTTCCGTAATATTTACACATTTCCTGATCGCTGAAATCCGGCTCCTGAACACATGCAAGAATCAGTCTTCTGGTATAAAGAATGCTGTCTGTTTTCTCAACCGGAACGCCATCAACCTTTGCTGTTTTCCGGCTCATGCGGGCAAGCTTCTCATTTTCCTTCTGGGAAATAGCTTTGATCACAAATGGGACAGGCTTCCCATCATCTCCTTTAAAACGTTCGGAAATAATCACCTCTTTGGTTACTCCCTCCACTGATGGCTGTAAAAATGCTTTTAATGCACTCATAAAATCCTCCTATTCTCCCAGCTGTACCGGGGTTGAAAATGCGTTTAATACTTCTACGTTAGTAAAGCTGAATGCAATATCCATTGTTAAAAACTCTGTATCTGCGTCCAGCATTGCAATGGGGAGCTTCTGGAGCTTTACGTTATAAAGAGCTACCGTCTGGCTGCCAATGGAACTTCCTTCATCTTCATTAGTAATCTGAATTGTAAAATACGGAAGTGCTCCCGTTTTTAAATAAGTTTTAAGCATGTTTAAAAATTCAGGTGTGCCATAATATACCGTGGCAGAGCCGGTAAGGGAAACACCTGATGTCTTTTTCTGTACCAGATTGGTTCCAACCACCTTAAAATCAGATTCCTGAAACTCTGCATCTGCCTGAATTTTCTTTAATCCGAACATTTCCACATTGCGTCCATCTATTACTGCAAAGGCTCTTCCGGCCTTTCCGTTTAAAGCATCGCGTTCTAATAAAAAGCTCATAATTTACCTCCTCCTAATCCGTCAGGGTTGCTGTGATATAAATTTTTTCCACTGCAGCTACCGGCTGAATTGCCAGTGTTATTAAAACTGCATTCAGTGCATTTCCCGCTTCTACAGTCACATCATCAGATTCAAAATTCTGGATTCCTCCATTTGCCTGAATCTCATTTAAATACCCCACAATCCAGGATTTTAATAAATCCCGGCCCGTAGCGTTGTTCTGAGTCTTCCCAACAAAGTTCTGGGAGAAATTCTTATAAATATCGCTGGTAAGAGTATCAGCAGTCCGAATTACCTGGTTTAAGCTGAATGCTTCTCCTTTGTTTGCCGTGTAAGAAGTAAGTGTGTTAATATCTGACACGATCTTAACGGAACCAAATTCTTCAAAAAATACAATCTGCCCTTTGTCCAGCGCTTCATCAATTTCTGCTGATGTCAGACGCGGAGATACATCTGCTGCGTTGGGATACTGGGCATAAACCAGAGACTCCGTATATTTTGCTCCTGCCTGCACACCGCCAACCCACCAGGTTGTCTTCTGTGGAGAAAGTGTAGTTCCATCTGAAAGCACCACCCCGTTTTTAACAGAGATGACTGCCTCCGTATCGCTTTCAGCACCAGACATAACTGCCTGACACTTCCTACCTGAATTTTCACGCATCCGTTTAATAAAGGCTGTGTATGCTTCCTTAATTGTGCTGTCAGCGCCATCATAGATAAGAATCTGAAAATTGCGGGATTCCAGTGCAGTTAAAAAGGTGGAGTACTCTGCATTTTTTACTGTACCATCGCTGCCTCCTATTAAAGAAGTCCCTGCGGAAGCTGCCAGGTTACCGTTACCGGAAAAAGTAACCCAGTCGTTTCCTTTTAAATCAGAAGCAGTTTTTCCTGTCTGAGTATTTTTTACTGATCCCTCTACAATGGTTCGTACTACATAATTACCTGACTCATCCGGGTCCTGGGTAAGTGAAACGGAGATATCATTACCACGTAGCCCCTGATATCTTGCAGTAACAGTGAGCTCACCAATAACAGCCGTGGCTTTTGCCGAGCCTTCTGCAGCCGGACGGTAAAGCATAACCTTTGCAGGTCCGCTTGTACGCTCACTTCCTTTAAAAATTTCTCTTAAAAACAATGACTTATCACTGGTTGCAGAGTAACCAATGTAGGACGTAAAATCGTCCCCGGCAGTGATTGTCATAAGTTCTCCTTCTGGTCCCCATGACAATGGTTCACAGATTGCTACAATTCCCCTATCCCCTACTTTAACCGACTGCTCCATACTTGATTTTACATTAATGTAAACACCCGGCTGCTTTTTGCTTTGTGATGTCCATGTTCCTCCAGCCATTTACTTCTCCTCCTTATTTTCAAAAAATTTATCAAGAATTTCCTTTGCTTCTTCCAGCGTGTACTCCGAATTTGTAAGAAGCACCTTTGCAAAGTCCGGTTGATATCCGGAAAATTCTTTGCTTGCAAGAAGTGCCTCCCTATTAAATTTTACCGGTTCTCTCACTGTTTTTTTTGTGTCTTTTGCTTTTGACATCTTTGATTCTTTCCCCTTTCTTTTTTGTTTTTTAAGGTAGCGAATAATAATAAAAAAGAGTCTCCTGTGTGGAAACCCTTTTTCATACTACTAATATAGCATGTTGATTTGTCCCTTGATTACCAATCTTAATTTTTTCTTTTATCCAGAAGCCAGTAAAATTTACGGCGTCTGTCATAATATGTATTGTGACTGCAAGGAATTTCCATTATCATTCGCAAATATTCATACGTAATATCTTCCTCTGTCACAGCCTTCAATATATATTTGTAAATGTCCGCATCTGTTTCTATAGCCGTCTGTTCGATCAGCTTACAGTTCTGCTCAAGCATTACTCTTCTGATTGCAAGCTGCTGTGTAACGTCCACAGGACTATGAGATGATGGCATACTGGAAATTCTCACAGATTTAACTGTATCTGTTTTATACTTAAGCTCCTCTCTCCATTCTCCATATTGAAGACACCAAAAATACAATTCCCAGAAACGGTTTTTACTGATTCCATATTTGCTGTAATTTAAAGGTCTGACATTTCCCATTCTTTTATCCTCCCTGATATTTTTGCTTTATTCACAGTCATGTTGCTATCATTGATATTTGCCAACTATATT